AAGAAGGTAATAGCAGCTTTCCCTCGCGCCATTGTTGTCGCCATTTGAACAACAGATTGGCGTTAATGCCATTTTCAAGAGCAAGTTTTGAGATGGATATCCCGGGTTCACAGGAGGCAGCAACGAGCTGCTGTTTAAATTCGGGAGGATAATTAGGGCAGCCTTTTCGCCTGCCGGGAGTCACATTTTTCTGCATATCTGATACTTTGGTTCCCACTACTTATTTGGTGGACACCACTTTGTCTAATTCGTCAGATTCTGACCAGACGGTTCAGGCTGTACGCTTACCGCCGGTAATGATTTCTGCCGTATGTGCCTGGTTAAGCGCATCCACATAACGCTGCCCCTGTGTCAGGGCGACTTCCCGCTGTGCACTGGCATTATCCCGTTGTGCAGCTGCATGTGCCCTGGCGGCGTCAGCTTCCAGTTTTGCCACTCTGCCAGCCATCTCGCGCATCTGGAGTTCTGCCTGTTGTTGCTGAAGTGCCTGTTGTTGTGCCGCTACTTCCTGTTCTTCCGGCGTCATTTCATCCGGTGATTTTGGCGTCCCCAGCGCAGCACGAATACGCTCAACAAACTCCTGTTTCTGCGGCACATCCAGAAGATTAACCCACAGGTCGAGCACAACAGCCTGCACCTGAGGCGGCAGCCCCTGAATAACCTCTGACATTCTCTGTGCAAGCTGTGCCTTAAACGCCGGTGTCTGCTGAACAGGCGCCAGCGCAATATGTGTATTTAACCTTGAAATATCATTGGTCAGTTCACCATTATCACCTTCAGCATTGAGGACAATGGTCTGGCGACGCTGGCGATCATCGCGATTAATCACCACTGCATGATTACGGCGTTTTTTCAGGTCATCGAGAAGATAAGCCAGCAACAGTCTTCCCACCTGCTGGCAGGCAAACTGGTAGTTATCGTTGATTTCCGCAAGGGTTGTGGCCCCCTGCTCCACCAGGTTACTGATAGCCACGCCTGACGTCGCACCTGAATCCTGCCCGAGAAATGCGGAATACACTCCCATGGTATCCTGGATAAGTTTTTCCGATTCCTGCATGACCTGAAACTGCTGGCTGGCAACCTGAAAATCCTGCTCAACCCGAAAAACATCTGCGACACTTTTCTGATTTTTTCGGACCGGATTCAGTTTAATAATGCCATCCGGACGTTCGATCTGCTCCATCAGGTCGTTGTCTGACAACTGGGTGGCATCCTCGTCCATAATCACGCGTTTGGCCTGAAGCAACCAGGTCAGCTTGATACGACGAAAATTCACCTCATCCTGTGCCGGAATGGCGCGGGAAATTAGCCCGTATGGCTCCCCGGTTTTATCCTTTCGGTATCCCCAGAAAGGAACCAGCGGAAACATCCCCTGCGGAGCACTACAGGGGCGATCCACAATAAAGTGTGGCCCGACAAACCAGGCTTCACGAATACGGCTTACCCGCCCGACTTTCACCTGAACCCGCCCGGATGCCACAGCTACCGCCTGCATCAGATTATTTTTATCAAAGGCCACCACCCGTCCATTACTGAGTTCAATCACCGGAAGACGCTCGAATGTACGGTAATAAACCACCTGAAGCAGCACACGACGGCGTTCACGCTGAAGCCATTCGTTCTGCTGTCGATCCCATGACTGATACTCTTCCCATGCACTCATCAACGGACTGGGCTGGCCTTCAGTAACCGTGGTATCGACAAAACCACGCCAGTCATCAATGGCATAATCGATAACCTGAGCCATTCCCGGGAATGTAGCTTTTGCCTCATCGGTATCCATCCAGCGGCGACGCATCAGCCATCGGCAGTCACTTAAATCAGCCTCCCGGCTCAGCCAGTCCCAGAAAACCTCATTCCGGCTGACAGTAGACACCTTAAATTCAGGCCCGAACGGATCGCTGTTTCGTCTGACCTCCACCCAACTGAGGCCCGCCTTGATTTGTTCCGCATAGGCATCAGAGCGGGCTTTATTCATATTGCCAAGGCGGCATGCATCGGCAAATTCAGCATTAATAGCTTCAGCCAGTTTTTCAGTTTCATCATCTGGCTCGTCTGACATCACCACCAGATCAGTCCGTGTTTTGGCCTCCATTCCCAGAACGCCATCGACGGTAGGCGCGATGAGGTTATGGATAGTCATCGGCTGACCGCGATCTTTCAGTACCTGAAGAACTTCCGGTGGCAACTGATCGCCATCGTAATACGCACAGGCCTTGTTTGCGGCATCACGCCATTTAGGCTGGCTGTCAATATCAGAACAAAGCGCCTGTAACTGGCGCTGAGAAAAACGCGGCGTGGCTCCATTGTCGTTTTTCGTCGCCATGGTGTTAGTTTCATTTTTCATCAGTGAGCCATCCAGTGTGTGGTTCTGCGTTTATCCGTTTTCTGTTTTACCCTCACCGGCATTCTGGCGCGCATCTCCTGGGCAATCATGTAGCTCATGAGCTGATCATCAAAGCAGCCTTCCTGTGCATTCATGGAGCCTTTCGCGTCATAAACGTAGGTGTTCATTTCCGATAATGTGCCTGACCAGCGGATCCCTGATATTCCATTATTCAGAAGCGTTTTCATTCCTTCGGTCAGAACAGGTTTGCTCTGACGGGTTGTCAGCCAGCCAAGGCGGGGCGTATCGTCGTCATATGCCTGGTCAAGATGCTGTTCGTTGTAGATATAACGTGTCGGATAGAGTTCCCGGAGTTTCAGGATAACTGCATGTCCGTGATTATTACGCTCCGGCCCCACAAACGCGTTGTTATACATACGACAGACCTGCGAAATGAGATGAGCAAAAAGTTCAGCATCGAGATGCCCGAACCAGTGAGCCACCTGCTCGCCATTACTGCGTTTGACAACATCCAGCGATGAGCGGTCTCCGTGCTCCAGCCCTTCGGCAGTATCTGCCCCACAAACATACTCTTCATCCGGATCCGGCAGTTCCCATACCAGCAGATAATTCATCAGCGTCCGCTGCAACTCGTTTTTATTTCCTTCACGCAGAGACTGAGCTTTAGTCTTCGCTCCTGTAACAGGTTCAATGTCATAAACAATCATCGGTGGCGAACAGAATGATTCTGCCTGCAACGTACTTTCGGCACTGAACACACGTCGTCCGGACGTCAGAAACGCCTCCTGTGGCGTTGAGGGAAACTCCTGCTTCATTTCCTCACGCTGTTCAGTTTCCTTATTGATGTACCACTGCTTCTGTTCATCAGTAAGCGTGATGTTCATTGCCTTCTCAACCGCAGAAAAATACGTCATTTTTTCCCGTGACAGCTTCAGCCCGCTTTCCGGCACTCTGGCGCTGTATTTAGGATCCTGCCACCAGGCGTAAAAATGGAATTTATAATCCTGTGCCGTCAGCAATAAGCCTGATGCAGTGATCTCCTGTGCTCGGTTACTCATCTCGTAAAAATCACCACCCACGCCTTCAGCAGTGGACTCATCAAAAATAATGCATTCATCAGAGACGGCATTAAGCGTACCGGTTCGCAGTTCTTTCGCCTTAGCCGGATATTTCGCGCAAATTTTGCCGTGCTCTGAGATATGCAGGCGCTGCACCGTACCTGAACGGAATGAGGTTGCCACCTGGATACTCGAGCCGTGACCAAACAGGATATAGCCACCGCTGGCACCGCTACGACGTTCAACGATGGTGAATGAGGCTCTCAGCCAGTCAGGGAGATGATCAAACGGTACAGCAATTTTTGTGCGGAAAATTTCACTGGCAGCCTGTTTATCCTGAGCGACGATCCCGCATTTGAGATGCGGAATGAATAATGCCTGGTCGAGAAGATAAATATCAATGGCTGTGGAAAATCCCAGCTGGCGCGCTTTCAGGATAATATTTTTATTGTGCATGCTCCGGAACAACTGGCGCTGCGCCGGTCGCATTCTGAAGGTGACCAGTTCACCTTTTTCGTTCTGTATTTTGTAGAGATGATTGAGCCGCCACCAGGGATTGCTCAGTTTAGTCATGATGAACAGACGTTGTTCAGCCTCGGTCATTTCTGACGGCTCATCACATCGCGGTTCATTCTTCCGGAATGTCATCCAGTCTCCCCGAATTACTCATTTCATGCAGCGATGACACGATGTCACTGACAGGCGTAACAACGCCCCGACGCTGGCTGGTCAGAATATCGGTTTCAGCTCTGAGTTTATCTCTGGCGGCGTTGATTCTTTCCCGGTCAGCACGAAGTTTTGGTGCTGTCTCAGCCAGGACGTCCAGCGTCAGCAATGAGCGTTCAATTGACTCGATACGGGCAATATTCCGGTCAAGGGCCTGTTCAGCTTTGAGTATTTTGTCGTAAAGAGCAACACGGGTTTCCACGTCAGTTGCCTCTTCCAGGTCGGCGAACATCCCTTTAAGTGCCTTAGTTACTGAAAGTGCGCGGGCCCGGGTGAACACCAGTTCATCGAACAGCACCATGTCGGACGCATCATCCATGAGGTTATCTGCCTCAAGATACTTCGCATATCCACGGTGTCTTACGGCGTGGGTGTTTCGCTGAGAAAAAGCGTTTGAAGGTGGTAAAAGTCGGGAACCACGAATCCGTTTCGTTTCTGCCGAATTTGCGCAGTTTTTTTCAGAGTTTTTTGCGCATTTTTCATCGCCGGAACCCGCGTCATTGCAGGGTTCTTCATCTGAGATGTCATGATCGATTTCATGATCGGTTTTATGATCAATTTCATGATCGATTTTGCCCATTTTTATACGGGTTCTGGCGGTGTTGTAATTAATCTTTTTCTTCCGGCACCAGTCCAGTAATGTTATTCCCGTTTCGGCATGTTCGCGTCGGAATGCCTGCTCCAGCTTTTTCCAGTCCAGCTTTGCCATGTCACGTTCTGACGTCCTGTGTTAAAAACTGATGCATAATGACCGCTGTGATTTTTCAGATTTCACACAGCAGCACCATATTTGATCGATATTTGCACAATGCGGTTGTTTTATCCGGTTTCTTCCACCACCGCACCGGACAGGCGGCTTCGCGGGAAATCGCTCCCATCTCGTGAAAAATGAGAAAACCCGGTGTGCATCGTTTTTGATTATCCCCGCACACTCCCGCAGAGAAGTTCCCCGTCAGGGCTGTGGACATAGTTAATCCGGGAATACAATGACGATTCATCGCACCTGACATACATTAATAAATATTAACAATATGAAATTTCAACTCATTGTTTAGGGTTTGTTTAATTTTCTACACATACGATTCTGCGAACTTCAAAAAGCATCGGGAATAACACCATGAAAAAAATGCTACTCGCTACTGCGCTGGCCCTGCTTATTACAGGATGTGCTCAACAGACGTTTACTGTTCAAAACAAACAGACAGCAGTAGCACCAAAGGAAACCATCACCCATCATTTCTTCGTTTCTGGAATTGGGCAGAAGAAAACTGTCGATGCAGCCAAAATTTGTGGCGGCACAGAAAATGTTGTTAAAACAGAAACCCAGCAAACATTCGTAAATGGATTGCTCGGTTTTATTACTTTAGGCATTTATACTCCGCTGGAAGCGCGTGTGTATTGCTCACAATAATTGCATGAGCTGCCCATCGATATGGGCAGCTCTATCTGCACTGCTCATTAATATACTTCTGGGTTCCTTCCAGTTGTTTTTGCATAGTGATCAGCCTCTCTCTGAGGGTGAAATAATCCCGTTCAGCGGTGTCTGCCAGTCGGGGGCCGGTTGCATTATCCACGCGGGCGGTGCCGGTGGCTTCACGCACGGGACCTGGACAGGTGGCGTTGATCCGCAGGCTGCGGTAACCAGCGGCAACGTCAGCGCGAAGAGTTTCATTTTCAGCTCTCGCATCGGCTAATTCCCTCGAGTATCTGGCATCAAGTGCAGCAACATCACGCTGGCGCTGCTGCATATCAGTAATGGTTGCATTTGCCAGCTCCAGCTCACTGGCTTTTTTATCGCGCTGCTCTTTGTAGGTAATGGCGTTATCGCGGTAATGATTCAGCCCCAGACTAAGCGCACCACAGGCTACCAGCAGGACAATAATCACCACACACAGAACACGGTTCATCTCTCTTTCACCCCACCAGTCCCGATAACGTCAGGACTCGCCAGGCGGTGGAAAAGAAAATGGCAACCAGCATGACTAAAAATGAAATGCCGACGATTACACAGAGGATCTTCGCCAGCGTTATGAGTTTATCCGATATCATTAGCCACCACTCCATCAATCCGCCTTTGTTATTTTCCCTTTGCCTGTATCAGCCAGGACAAAATCAATCAGCAGATTCGCTTCGTTTATCAATGTGCGGATTTTTGATACATGCGCGGATTTAACCTGTTTCCACTCATTCAGCCCGGTAGCAAACACACTGGCAATGTTTTTATCCCGTTTCATGTCAGCGCAAGCCTGATTGAGTTCTTCCATCACACTCATTCGACGGGGATTAACGACAAAACCCTTCGTCCAGTATTCATAGAGAACATCGTCACACTCTTCCTGATACTGGATTACCTTGCCGCGGATTTCGGGTTTTACTTTGTTGGGATTGATGGTTTGTAACCAGCCTGCAAGTTTTCGAAGCGGCAGGGACACCATATTGCGTCGTTTCCCATCCTCAGCAACCATAACGATTTCCGTTATAGTTGACGCAAAACGCTGTCTTAACTTAGCCAACTGTGATTGCCAGGCCAGCCCCATCCCCGCAACGACAGGTTTCATGGGAACGTATGGTTCGCCGTTATGGTTAACCACATAAAGAGAATCGCCGTGAAACGGCACGGTCATCATGAACCGCCCCGGAAATCCTGGAGACTAAACTCCCTGAGAAAGAGGTAAACAGGATGACTAAAAATACTCGTTTTTCCCCCGAAGTCCGTCAGCGGGCGATTCGTATGGTTCTGGAAAGTCAGGATGAATATGACTCACAGTGGGCGGCAATTTGTTCCATTGCCCCAAAGATTGGCTGTA